ATGAACGTGCCCAGTTACAGAAACTCAAAGGTGTTGACGCCGCCAGCGGCACCGTCCTTGACCTCTGCGCCGCAAGAGAGGAAATCACCCGCCGAATTTCTTGCCTCCGCGCCGCCCGGGACGGTGACGGAATTCCTCGACACTCTGAGTGACAGCGCATTGGCCGCATTGCCATGGCTGTTTGAATTCTGGGCCGCCCCCCACCAATTGCCCCCCGAAGGGGCATGGCGCAGTTGGGTCTGTCTGGGCGGGCGCGGGGCGGGCAAGACGCGCGCGGGCGCGGAATGGGTGCGCGCACAGGTCGAAGGGGCGCGGCCCCATGATGCAGGGGCCGCGCGCCGCGTGGCGCTGGTGGCTGAAACCTATGATCAGGCGCGCGATGTGATGGTGTTTGGCGACAGTGGCATTCTGGCCTGCTCGCCCCCTGACCGCCTGCCGCAATGGGAAGCGACCAAGCGCCGCCTTGTCTGGCCCAATGGCGCGATTGCGCAATGCTTCTCGGCCTCGGACCCGGAAGCGCTGCGCGGCCCGCAATTCGACGCGGCATGGTGCGACGAGCTGGCGAAATGGCCCAAAGCCGCCGAGGCTTGGGACATGCTGCAATTCGCGCTGCGTCTGGGCGCGCATCCGCGCCAGTTGATCACCACCACCCCGCGCGCGCAATCCACGCTGAAATCCATCCTGCGCGCCCCCTCGACCGTCATGACCCATGCCGCGACCGAGGCCAACCGCGCATGGCTGGCCCCGTCCTTTCTGGAAGAAATCCGTGCGCGCTATCGCGGATCATATCTGGAGCGGCAGGAACTGGATGGGGTCTTGGTGGAAGATACCGAAGGCACGCTTTGGCCGATGGCCTTGCTGGAACGCGCGCGGGTGGCCGAGGTGCCCACGCTGTCGCGCGTGGTGGTCGCGGTCGACCCTGCGGTCAGTTCGGGCGCCAGATCGGACCTGTGCGGGATCGTGGTTGTGGGGGCCGTAACCGAAGGCCCGCCGCAGGAGTGGCGCGCCTATGTGCTGGAAGATGCCAGCCTGCGCGCCGCCTCTCCCAGCGCATGGGCGCGCGCCGCACTGGAGGCGCGCGCGCGCCACGGGGCCGACCGGATCGTGGCCGAGGTCAATCAGGGCGGCGATCTGGTGGCCGAAGTGCTGCGCCAGATTGACCCGCTGGTGCCCTACCGCGCTGTGCATGCCGCGCGCGGCAAGGCCGCGCGGGCAGAGCCTGTGGCGGCGCTTTATGAACAGGGGCGGGTCGCGCATGCGGACCGCTTGGGCGCGCTGGAAGACCAGATGATGCAGATGACCGCGCAGGGCTACCGCGGCACAGGCAGCCCCGACCGCGTGGATGCGCTGGTCTGGGCAGTGCAGGACCTGATCCTTGGCCCCGCCGCCAACTGGTCGCGCCCGATGGTGCGTACGCTGTGATAGCAGTGTTTTTACAGGTTTTGGCTAGGCTAAGGGCGAGATGGCGTGAACATCTGAAACAGGCGGGGGGCTGTCTGCCCCCCGCACCCCCCGAGGATATTTTTCCAAGGATGAAAGGGGCAGTGATGGAGAGAGTTTTTCATGTTTGAATTTCTGCGCAAGGCAAGCCCTCCGGAACAGGCGATACTGCGCGAGAGCGCGGCAAAAGCCTCGGCTGTCGGGCCGCTGACAGCGGGGCGGATTACCGGCAAGGCTGCCGCCTATGGTGTGGCAGGGGCGGCGTGGCATGCGCGCGACGAGGTGTCGCTGGCCCGTGCCGGGTTTCTGGGCAATCCGGTCGGGTTTCGGGCGGTGCGGCTGATTTCCGAGGCCGCGAGCGCGCTGCCCCTGATCTTGCAAGATTGCGAACGCCGCTATGAGGCGCATCCGGTGTTGGAGCTGGTCACCCGTCCCAACCCCGCACAGGGGCGGGCCGAGTTTTTCGAGGCGCTGTATGCGCAGTTGTTGCTGTCGGGCAATGCCTATCTGGAAGCGGTGCAGGATGCAGGTGGAATGGTGCGCGAATTGCATGTGCTGCGCTCTGACCGGATGCGGGTGGTGCCCGGCGCCGATGGCTGGCCTGTGGCCTATGACTATAGTGTGGGCGCGGCAAAGCACCGCTTTCACATGCGCGAGGGCGCGGCCCCGATCTGCCATATCCGCAGCTTTCACCCGCAAGACGACCATTACGGCCTGTCGCCGCTGGAGGCCGCGCGCCGCGCGGTGGATGTGCATAATGCCGCGTCCCACTGGTCGAAGGCGCTGCTGGACAATGCCGCGCGCCCCTCTGGTGCGATTGTCTATCGCGGCGAGGGGGGGCAGGGCAGCATGAGCACCGAGCAGTTCGAGCGGCTGCAAGCCGAGATGGAAGCGCATCACACAGGTGCGCGCAATGCAGGCCGCCCGATGCTGCTGGAAGGGGGGCTGGACTGGAAGCCCATGGGCTTTTCCCCCTCTGACATGGAATTCCAGAAAACCAAGGAAGCGGCCGCGCGCGAGATTGCCACGGCCTTCGGGGTGCCGCCCATGCTGCTGGGCATTCCGGGGGACGCGACCTATGCCAATTACCAGGAGGCCAATCGCGGTTTTTACCGCCTGACTGTTTTGCCAATGGCACTGCGGGTGACGGCAAGTGTGGCGCATTGGCTGTCAGGCTTCATTCCCGGCGCGGTGGAGTTGAAACCCGATCTGGACCAGGTGCCCGCATTGGCGGTGGAGCGTGAACAGCAATGGCGGCGCGTCGGCGAGGCCAGTTTCCTGACCGATGCCGAGAAACGCGCCCTTCTGGGCCTGCCGCCCCATGTCGAGGGCGCATGAGCGCGCGCAGGGCCGTGGGCGGCTCGCGCTACCTGTATGACAGTTTCGAGGCCGCACAGGCGCGGATTGATGCGCAGGAACGCGTGTTCGAGGCGCGCAAGGAAGCGCTGGAATTTCGCATGATGCGGCTGGAAACAGCGGTCGAGCGGTTGGAAAAGCGGCTGTGGCTGGCGGTGTTCGGCGTGGTCGCAGGGGTGCTGTCACATGGCGCGCTGGCGCTGGCCAGTGCCTTGCAGTGAAAGGAAAATTGCATGGAATACAAATTCAGCCCGCCACAAGCCGAACTGGCCCTGCTGGAGGGGCACCGGATTGCGGGATATGCCAGCGTCTTTGGCGCGCGTGACAAGGGCGGCGACACGGTCCTGCCCGGGGCCTATGCGGGCGCGCTGGCGCGGATGGCCGCGCGCGGCGACAAGGTGCGCATGCTGTGGCAGCATGACCCCGCGCAACCCATCGGCATCTGGGATGAGGTGGCGGAAGACGGGCACGGGCTGCGCGTGGCGGGCCGTTTGCTGCCCGATGTGGCGCGGGCGCGCGAGGCGCGCGCGCTGCTTCAGGCGGGGGCGGTGGACGGGCTGTCCATCGGCTACCGCACCCTGCGCGCCGAAGCCGTGCCGGGGGGCGGGCGCAAGCTGATCGAGCTGGAGTTGTGGGAGGTCAGTCTGGTGACATTCCCCATGCAGGCCGAGGCGCGCATCACCCGCAAATCCGACATTCTGCGCGATCTGGGCGCGATGACCGCGCAATTGCGGGCCGCGCGCGCGCATGTTGCGCGCCTGTAAGCGCCAGCGTGCGCTGTATTCACCGGATCTTGGGCAGAACCGACTAACCTGCCCCTGATCACCCTTTACCCACCCCAAGCAGGAGATTGACATGACCCGACCCGCGCCTGTCGCAGCGGGCCAGAGCGGCGCGGCTGCGCCCATGGCCCCTGATCTGGCCCCCGTTTTGGCCCCCGAGATTGAACTGAAAGCCGCGATGCACGGCTTTTCCCAAGAATTCGACGCCTTTCAGGCCGAAATCACCCAGAAATTTTCACAACATGAAGAGCGACTGACCATGCTGGATCGCAAGACTGCCCTGTCCACCACCCGCCCGACATTAAGCCGCGCCGAGGCAGGTGCCACCCTGCATCACAAGGCATTTGACGCCTATCTGCGCTCGGGCGATGACAGCCCGCTGCGCGGGCTGGAGTTGGAGGCCAAGGGCCTGAACACGCAAATGGCCGCCGAAGGGGGCTATCTGGTGGACCCTGAAACCGCATCTGTCATTCGGGGCGTGCTGCATGCGACCGCGTCTATCCGCGCGATTGCCAGTGTGGTCACGGTCGAGGCGACATCCTTTGATGTGCTGGTGGATCATACCGATGTGTCCTCTGGGTGGGCCACAGAGCAGGGCAGTGTTGCCCCCTCTGACAGCCCCACCATTGACCGTATTCCGATCCGGCTGCACGAATTGGCCGCCATGCCAAAGGCCAGCCAGCGCCTGCTGGATGACAGCGCGTTCGATGTGGAAGGGTGGCTGGCCAACCGCATCGCGTCCAAATTCGCGCGGGCAGAGGCGGCGGCGTTCATCCATGGCGATGGTCTGGACAAGCCGCGCGGGTTTCTGACCCATGACCTGATCGAGGATGAGCTGTGGGAATGGGGCCATCTGGGCTATATCGCCACAGGGGCGCAGGGCGATTTTGCCAGCGCCAATGCGTCTGACGCGATTGTGGATCTGGTCTATGCGCTGGGCGCGACCTACCGCGCGAATGCAGTGTTTGTGATGAATTCCAAAACCGCAGGCGCGGTGCGCAAGATGAAAGATGCCGATGGCCGTTTCCTGTGGTCGGACGGGCTGGCGGCGGGCGAGCCTGCGCGCCTGATGGGCTATCCGGTGCTTGTGGCCGAAGATATGCCCGATATCGCGCCCGACAGCACGGCGATTGCCTTTGGCGATTTTGCCAGCGGCTACACCATTGCCGAACGCCCCGATATGCGCGTGCTGCGCGACCCGTTCAGCGCCAAACCCCATGTCCTGTTCTATGCCACCAAGCGCGTGGGCGGGGATGTGTCGGATTTCAAGGCGATCAAACTGCTGAAATTCGGCACCAGCTGATGGTGATTCCTGCCCTGTGCGGTTGCGCGGGGCAGGGCGGGTGCCCCGCTGCAACATGGCCCGGCCTGACTGGTCTTGCCCCCTAGCCCCGCACAAGCGGGCCGGGCGTGGCGGGGCACCCAAATTCCTGAACATCTGCGCGAGGTTGATATGACCCTGACCGAGATCACCCCCATTCCTGCGGCGGCCCTGCCGCTGGCCGAGTTGCGCGCGCATCTGCGCCTGTCCTCGGGCTTTGCCGATGAGGCCACGCAAGACGCGCTGCTAGAGCAATATCTGCGCGCGGCCATTGCCGTGGTCGAGGGGCGCGTGGCGCGGGCCTTGTTCCTGCGGGGCTATAGCCTGCGCCTGTCGCGCTGGCGCGACAGCTGTGGACAGCCCTTGCCCCTTGCCCCTGTGGCCGCGATAGACAGTGTCACGCTGCTTGATGCTGGCGGGGCCGAGGGGCTGGTTGACCCCGCGCGCTACCGGCTGGATGCCGATGGCTGGCGTCCACGGCTGGAAGCGGCAGGCAGTGCATTGCCCACGATTCCATCTGGCGGCGCGGTGGTGATTGCGTTTTCCGCAGGCTTTGGCGCGCAGTGGTCGGACATTCCCGCCGATCTGCGCCAAGCCGTGCTGTTGCTGGCCGCGCAATCCTATGAGGGGCGCGAGGCGGGCGGCAGCCCCGAGATGGGTTTTGGTGTGGCCGCCCTACTGGAACGCTGGCGCGATCTGCGCCTTGGGGGGCGGGCATGAAGGCCGCGCCCAATCTGACGCGCGCGCTGGTGCTGGAAACGCCTGTCACCGCCCCCGATGGGGCAGGCGGGTTTGTCACGCAATGGCACGCACTTGGCACGGTTTGGGCCGAAATTCGTGCAGGGGCAGGGCGCGAGCGGTTTGCCAGCCTTGGCCCCTTGGGCGAGGTGCGGCTGCGCATTCTGGTGCGCGGCGCCCCGCATGGCACTGACCGTCGCCCCCGCCCTGACCAGCGCTTTACCGAAGGGGCGCGGGTTTTCCGCATTCTGGCAGTGGCCGAGGCCGATGCGCAGGGCCGCTACCTGATCTGCACCGCCCAAGAGGAGCTTCCGGCATGAGCTATGTCCTTGCACCTGCGCTGCAAACCGCGATTTTTCAGGCGCTGGCGGCAGATGCTGCGCTGTCTGCGCTGCTGGGGGGCGCAATTTATGACGCGATCCCACCCGCAACCCCGCCTGCAACCTATGCGCTGATCGGGGTCGAGCAGGTCTTTGACCGCTCGGACACCACAGGCCACGGGGCCGAACACCGGCTGAGCATTTCGGTGCTGAGCAATGCCAGCGGCTTTCTGGCCGCCAAACAGGTGGCCGCGCGGATTTGCGAGGTGCTGGAGGCACCGGCGCTGACCCTGTCGCGGGGCCGTCTGGTGGCGCTGTGGTTCGACCGCGCCGAGGCCCGCAAGCTGGAGGGCGACCAGACCCGCCGCATTGACCTGCGCTTTCGCGCGCGCGTCGAGGATGACTGATTTTCAACTTTGAGGAGGGTGGCCCCATGGGTGCACAGAATGGCAAGGATTTGCTGGTAAAGGTCGATATGACAGGTGACGGGCAGTTTGAAACGGTGGCGGGCCTGCGCGCCACGCGGGTCAGTTTCAACGCGGAATCGGTCGAGGTCACCTCGCTGTCATCAGCGGGGGGGTGGCGCGAATTGCTGGGCGGTGCGGGGGTGAAATCTGCCGCTATTTCCGGCGCTGGCGTGTTCCGCGATGCGGGCACGGATGAACGCGCGCGCGCGATTTTCTTCAACGGAGAGACGCCGGATTTCCAGATCATCATCCCCGATTTCGGCATTGTCGAAGGGCCGTTCATGATTACCGGCCTTGATTACGCTGGCAGCCATAATGGCGAGGCAACGTTCGAGTTATCGCTCGCCTCGGCGGGGCAGCTGAGTTTCGTGGCGGATTAAGCGCATGGGCAATCCTTACGCAGGCGAAGTCACGCTGCTGATCGATGGCCAGCCCCATACCTTGCGCCTGACCCTTGGCGCGCTGGCCGAGTTGGAAGCGGCGATGGGCGAGGATACGCTTCTGGCGCTGGTCGAACGGTTCGAGCAGGGGCGCTTTTCGTCGCGCGATGTGCTGGCGCTGATCGTGGCGGGGCTGCGCGGCGGCGGCTGGCGGGGCGAGGCGGCTGATCTGACGCGCGCCGATATTGCGGGCGGCATTCATGGTGCGGCGCGGGTTGCGGCAGAACTGCTGGCGCGCGCCTTCACCCCGCCGTCATGACTGCGTTTGACTGGCGCGCGCTGATGCGCCTTGGCCTGCGCGATTTGCGCCTGCACCCGCGCGATTTCTGGGCGCTGACCCCTGCGGAACTGATGATCATGGCCGGGCTGGACGGCGCGCCCGGCCCCCTGACCCGCGCGCGGCTGGATGCGTTGTCCGCGCGCTACCCCGACATTGTGAAAGGCAAAAGACAATGACCAATCTGAGCGATCTTGAGGCGCAGATTTCCGCGCTGGAACACCGCCTTGGCCAGACCACAGGTTTGGTGGCGGAATTTGACAGCGAACTGGCGGGGCTGGGGCGCAACCTGACATTCACGGCGCGCGAGGTGGACAGCCTGTCGCGCAGCTTCTCAAGCGGGTTGCGGCGGGCCTTTGACGGCGTGATTTTTGACGGCATGCGCCTGCAAGATGCCTTGCGCGGCATTGCGCAAACGATGGTCAGCAGCGTCTATAACACCGCGATGAAACCTGTGCAAAACGCCTTTGGCAGCCTTTTGGCGCAAGGGGTGACAGGGGCGATGGGGCGGGTCATGCCCTTTGCCAAGGGCGGTGTCATCTCTCAGGCCACAGCATTCCCCATGCGCGGCGGCATGGGCCTGATGGGCGAGGCGGGACCAGAGGCGATTATGCCACTGTCCCGCGGCCCTGACGGGCGTTTGGGCGTGCGCGCGGCGGGCGGGGGGCAGGCGGTGAATGTGACCTTCAACATCCAGACGCCCGATGTGGCGGGCTTTCAACGCTCTCAAACCCAGATCGCGGCGCAGATGGGCCGGCTTCTGGCGCAGGGCAACCGCAATCGCTGACATAGGGGTAGGACATGGCCTTTCACGATATCCGCTTTCCCGCCAATCTGAGTTTTGGCGCTTTGGGCGGGCCAGAGCGGCGCACCGAAATTGTCGAGCTTGCCAACGGGCATGAGGAACGCAACACCCCATGGGCGGCATCGCGCAGGCGCTATGATGCAGGCATGGGCCTGCGCGCGCTGGATGATCTGGAAGCGCTGGTCGCGTTTTTTGAAGCGCGCCAAGGCATGCTGCATGCGTTTCGCTGGAAGGATTGGGGCGATTACCGCTCTGCGCCCGCGTCCAAGCCTGTTACAGCCTATGACCAGCTTTTGGGGGTGGGCGATGGCAGCACGCGCGTGTTTCAGTTGCGCAAGGCCTACAGTTCTGGCGCGCAAACCTTTTGGCGCGAGGTTGCAAAACCTGTCGCGGGGTCGGTGCTGGCGGCCATCGGGCGCGATGAACTGACGCTGGGGGTGGATTACACGGTTGATGCGGCATCGGGCCAGATCACCTTTAACCGCCCCCCCGATGCAGGCGCCGAAGTGCAGGCGGGGTTTGAATTTGACGTGCCGGTGCGGTTTGACACAGACCTGATCCAGATTTCGGTTGCCAGCTTCAAGGCGGGTGAATTGCCCAAAGTGCCTGTGGTCGAGGTGCGGATATGAGCCTTGCCGAACATCTGGCCACTGGGGCCACAACCATTGCGCGCGCGTGGGAAGTGACACGCGCGGACGGGCTGAGGCTGGGATTTACCGACCATGACCGCGATCTGGCCTTTGAGGGGGTGGAGTTTCGCGCGGGCGCAGGATTGAGTGCGCGCGCGCTGGAACAGGTGACGGGCCTTGCGGTGGACAATTCCGAGGCCGTGGGCGCGCTGCGCGACGCGGGCCTGACCGAGCGCGACATCATGGCGGGGCGCTATGACGGGGCATGCTTGCGGATATGGGAGGTGAACTGGGCCGACACGGCGCAACGCCGCGTCATCTTTCGCGGCAGCCTGGGCGAGATCACGCGCGCAGGCGGGGCATTCCGCGCCGAATTGCGCGGGTTGTCGGAACCCTTGGGCCAGCAGGGCGGGCGGGTCTATCACGCCGCTTGCGCGGCCGTGCTGGGGGATGGGGCGTGCAAGGTCGATCTGGATGCGCCGGGATATTCCGCACAGGCGCAGATTGTGTCAGTGACGGGCGGGCAGGATTTCACTTTTGCCCCGCTTGACGCGGTTGCACAGGGCTGGTTCGCGCAAGGGCGGCTTGTGGTGCTGGACGGGCAGGCGGCGGGGTTGGTGGGCCATATCCGCGAAGACCGCGATGCGGGGGGCATGCGGCGCATCGCGCTGTGGGATGCGATCCGCGCCACGCTTGCAGTGGGCGATCTGGTCCGGCTGGAGGTGGGATGCGACAAACAGGCCGAAACCTGCCGCCTGAAATTCGACAATCTGCTGAATTTCAGGGGCTTTCCGGATATTCCGGGCGAAGACTGGCTGATGGCCTATCCCAAGGCGGGCCAGCCCAATGATGGCGGCGCGCGTCGCGGATGAGCGGGCGATCTGACATTGTGGCGCAAGCGCGGGCTTGGATTGGCACGCCCTATCACCACCGCGCGGCCAGACTGGGCGCGGGTGCGGATTGCCTTGGGCTGATCCGTGGCATCTGGTGCGCGCATTACGGCACCGAACCCGAACCCCTGCCGCCCTATTCCCCCAGTTGGGCCGAGGCGAGCGGGGACGAGCAGTTGTGGCAGGCGCTGGCGCGCCATCTGCTGCCAGCACCTGTGGCGGAAGATGGGCAGGTCTTGCTGTTTCGTCTGCAAAGCCGCGCGCTGGCAAAACATTTGGGCATTCAATGCGCGGGTGGGGCGCGTTTCATCCATGCCTGCCCGCGCGCAGGTGTGGTTGAAGCGCCCCTGTCGGCCCCTTGGGCGCGCCGCATCGTGGCGCGCTTCGCCTTTCCCTCAAGCCTTTGATTTGAATGGAGTGACGCATGGCAACCTTGGTGCTTTCAGCAGTGGGCGCGGCGGTCGGGTCCGGTTTTGGCGGCTCGGTTCTGGGCTTGTCGGGCATGGTGATCGGGCGCGCGGTGGGCGCAACTTTGGGGCGCGTGATCGACCAGCGGCTGATGGGCGGCGGCTCTCAGGTAATCGAGCATGGCCGGATCGACCGGCTGCGCCTGACAGGGGCCAGCGAAGGCGCGCCGGTGCCGCGCGTCTGGGGGCGCGTGCGGCTGGGCGGGCAGGTGATCTGGGCCAGCGCATTCCGCGAAAGCGTGACCACGCGGGGCGGGGGCGGCAAGATTGTCAGAAGGCCCCGTGTCAGGGAATTCAGCTATTCGGTGTCGCTTGCGGTTGCACTATGCGAAGGGCCGATCCTTGGGGTCGGGCGCATCTGGGCGGATGGGCAGGAACTTGCCCCGTCAGATTTGAACCTTCGCCTGTATCACGGCGGGGAAGACCAGCTTCCCGACCCGCTGATTGAAGCGCTTGAGGGGGCAGGGCGGGTGCCGGCCTATCGCGGTGTGGCCTATCTGGTGATCGAGGATCTGGAGCTGGGCGAGTTCGGCAACCGCGTCCCGCAACTGAGTTTCGAGGTGATCCGCAACACCCAAAGCGACACGCCCCAATCGCTGAGTGATCATCTGCGCGCGGTGGCGGTGATGCCCGGCTCTGGTGATTTTGCGCTGGCAAGCAGCCCTGTTTATGTGCGCGCGACAGACAGCGATTTTGACGCTTTGCCGCATGCGGACACGCAGCCCATGAACCTGAATTCGGCCACAGGGTTAACGGATATTGCCGCGTCCTTGGAGGCGCTGGCGCGGGAATTGCCGCATGTGCAATCCAGCCTGTTGATTGTGTCTTGGTTCGGGTCTGACTTGCGGGCGGGCCTGTGCGAGATTGCGCCCAAGGTCGAATATTCCGACCGGACCGCGCCGGATCAGCCTTGGTCCGTCGCGGGGCGCGGTGCGCTTGATACGCCCGAAATCCCCCGCCTGAATGGCCGCCCTGTCTATGGCGGCACGCCCTCTGATGCTTCGGTCTTGCAGGCCATCGCGGCGCTGAAGGCGCAGGGGCAGGCGGTGGTGTATTACCCGTTCATCCTGATGGAAATCCTGCCCGAAAACGGCCTGCCCGACCCGTGGTCTGATGCAGAAGACCAGCCCATTTTGCCATGGCGCGGGCGCATCACCACCACCAAAGCCCCGGGCCAAAGCGGCAGCGCTGATGGGACAGAGGCCGCGAGCGCCGAGGTTGCGGCGTTCTTCGGCACGGCGCAGGCCAGTGATTTCACCATCGCGGATGGGGAAATCACCTATTCCGGCCCGTCAGACTGGCGCTACCGGCGATTCATCCTGCATCAGGCCGCGCTGTGCAAGGCGGCGGGCGGGGTGGATGCGTTTTGCATCGGCTCTGAAATGCGGGGGCTGACGCAGATTCGCGGCGCGGGCAACAGCTTTCCCGCTGTGGCCGCCCTGATCGCGCTGGCCGCCGAGGTGCGCGCCCTATTGGGGCCAGAGGTGAAACTGACCTATGCCGCCGACTGGTCGGAATATTTCGGCTATATCACGGCGCAGGGCGACCGTTTCTTCCATCTCGACCCGCTTTGGGCGGATGACATGATCGATTTCATCGGCATCGACAATTACATGCCGCTGTCGGATTGGCGCGATGGCACGGACCATCTGGATGCGGGCTGGGGCGATGTGCATAATCTGGAGTATTTGCGCGCCAATGTGGCGGGGGGCGAGGGGTTTGACTGGTTCTATGCCACGCAAACCGACCGCCGGATGCAGAACCGCACGCCGATTGCCGACAGCTCGGACTGGCAGGAACACTGGATCTGGCGCTACAAGGATTTGCGCGGCTGGTGGGAGAATGACCACCATGACCGCGTGGGGGGCGTGCGTGCGTCCAGCCCGACGGCATGGGTGCCGCGCTCGAAACCATTCTGGTTTACCGAATACGGCTGTGCGGCAATAGATCGGGGCACGAACCAGCCCAATGTATTTCTGGACCCGAAATCATCGGAATCCTTTGTGCCCTATTTCTCGCGCGGGTGGCGCGATGATGCGATCCAGATGCAATATATCCGTGCGGTGAATGCCTATTGGGCAGAGCCTGCGCATAACCCGATTTCCGAGATTTATGGCGGGCGTATGGTCGATATGGACCGCGCGCATGTCTGGGCATGGGATGCGCGGCCCTATCCGTGGTTTCCGGGCAATCAGGCATTGTGGTCGGACGGGGCCAACTGGGCGCGCGGGCACTGGATTATAGGGCGCGCCAGCGCGCAGCCGCTGGACGCGGTGATTGCCGAGATTTGCGCGCGCGCAGGTCTTGCAGATGTCGATACCCGCCGCGTGCATGGGGTGGTGCGCGGCTTTGCCATGCCCTCGACCGAGGCACCGCGCGCGATGTTGCAGGCGCTGATGCTGGCCTATGGCGTCGAAGCGGTAGAGCGCGAGGGCCGTCTGATTTTCCAGATGCGCAACGGGCGCGCGGTGGCGCATCTGGGGCCGGATGATCTGGTGCGCAACGACAGCGGTGATCTGGTGGTGATCCGCGCGCCAGAGGCGGAAGTCTCGGGGCGCGTGCGGCTGGGCTATGTCGAGGAGGGCGCGGATTTCGAGATGCGCGTGGCCGAGGCAAGCTTTCCGGGCGAGAGTGAGCGCCGCGCCTCGGGTTCTGACCTGCCGCTGGTGCTGACAGGGGGCGAGGGGGTGTTGATTGCGGAACGCTGGCTGGCGCAGGCGCGGGTTGCGCGCGACACGGCGCGGTTTGCTGTGCCCCCCTCGCGCGGGTTGGGCGCGGGCGATGTAGTGGCGCTGGATATGGGGGCGGGCGCGGCGCTGTGGCGGATCGACCGCGCAACCCTTGCAGGCGGGCGCGCGTTCGAGGCCACGCGCGTCGAGGATGCGCCCTACGCGTGGGGCGACACAGCGCGCACCGGGTCTGCGCTGATGCGCAGCCCCGCGCCCGCGCCGGTGCAGCCTGTCTTTCTGGACCTGCCCCTGATCACCGGCGAGGAGGTGGCGCAAAACCCGTGGCTGGCCGTGTCTGCGCGGGCCTGGCCGGGGGTGGTGGCAGTGCATCACCAAGCCGCGCCGGATATGTTTGAACTGGAAGCGCTGCTTGCACAGCCCGCGCGGCTGGGCGTAAGCCAGACCGCGCTGTTTGCCGCAGGCGCGGGGCTGTGGGATCGGGGGCCTGCGTTGCGGGTGCGGATGCTGTCGGGGCAGTTGGCATCTGCGCCGCCTGCCGCCGTGCTGGGCGGGGCCAATCTGATGGCGATCGGGGATGGGGTGCTGTGGGAGCTGTTCCAGTTTGCGGAGGCGGAACTGATTGAACCGGGCCTGTATGATCTGCGGCTGCGTCTGCGGGGCCAGTACGGCACGGATGGGGTGATGCCGCAGGTCTGGGCACCGGGGGCGCTGGTGGTGATGGTGGATAGCGCATTGGCGCAGATCGCCCTGCCGCTGGATGCGCTGGGGCTGGAGCGGGGCTACCGCATAGGGCCTGCCAGCCGCCCGCTGGGTGACCCCAGCCAGCGCGATATCAGCGCGGTGTTTCAGGGGGTGGGGTTGCGGCCCTACCGGCCTGCGCATCTGCGCGCGCGGTGGGATGCGTTGGGGGATGTGCATCTGACATGGGTGCGGCGCACGCGGCGCGGCGGCGATGGCTGGGGCGCGGCAGAGGTGCCGCTGTCGGAAACCTATGAGCGCTATGTTGTGCAGGTGCGAAAGGGTGGCGCGGTGCTGCGCGCGGTGGATTGTGACGCGCCAGAGTTCGTGTATTCCAGCCTTGCGCAAGTGCAGGACGGGGTTGAGGGCAGTTTCGCGCTGGAAGTGGCGCAAGTGTCGGATGTGTTTGGTCCCGGCCCCTTTGCGCGGCTGGAGATCGGGGTGTGA